CGTCGTAGACCGTCTTCTTGACGTCACCGAGAAGCCACTCTGACTCCTTGTAGAAGCAGGTCCAGTCGCGGGTGTCGCCCCATGGTGCCGAGACAGCTGCCTGAAGCTTCTCCATGTACCAGGTTCCCCGGCGCACGTACCTCTTGTTGTCACGCTCATACTCCCAGAGCAGGTGCACAACAGCGGGGAAGTCGTCGTCGTCCCAGCCGTCGACCTCAGCCAGCTCGTCAGGGAAGTAGAAGCCGGGGTCCTCGACCCGTAACTTGGGACGCTTGGCGCGCTCGGATACGCCGATGACGTAGACCGCGTCGCCCAGACCACACGTATTCTCTTCACCTTTGATGAGCTTCAGGTCGAGGTGTTCGTTGTCAATCCAGTCCGCGGCCCACGCCGCTACAGGATCCTCGTCACCCTCGTCACCCACAGTGAATTCCTGATCCTCGCCGAGGATGAGGTCGCGCAACGTCTCGACCAAGAGCATCGCGTCACCGTACTCGCGGAACTCCTTTGAGCCACCACCATCGTTGATGATCGCGCCATCGTCGTCTGTCCGTAGCGGGGTGCGTCGGCCGTTGTCTAGCAGCGTACGCCGGTTATTCGTCATGAACGATGACAGGATCGTGTACGCCTTGAGACGGCGCTGATCGCTGAGGACCATGTAGTTGGGAGCGTGCGGTGGGGCTTTGCCGTCCTCACCACCCAGCGTGTGAACGAAGGAGAGCGGAGACCACTGATCCTGGATTGCCTCGTTGGCCATAGGTTCCCGTTCCTTTCGTGGGGGTCACTACTCGGCAATGCTACCGGGTGCGTGTGCCCCTGCCTGTATTGGTCTTCCTCGGGATGGTCAGCGCCCTCAGGCCATGGACTAGGGCGTCCATCCGGTCGGGTGACGCGCCGTCCCCAGTCCATGACGTCATCTGTGACTCGAGTATGCTCAGCCTCCCGGTCCCGTCGTCGGCGTGGTGAACGCGACCCGCTTCATAGAGCGAGGCCACGGACTCAGCACGTATCCGCTTCGACTTGTCGGCTGTGACCTGGGTCACTTTCGGCGTGATCGCTTGTACCTGGTGAAGCTTCGCGGCCTCCACCCAGGTAGTGTCGAGGACGTGCTTCACCATCTCACCACCCTGGTTGTCCTCGACTACGATCTCGTTCGCTCCCCAACGGAACAGCGCGCCCCACGCCGCCATCCCCCACTGCTGAGGCGTACCCCGGAGGGAGCGGTCGTCGAGTACCCAAGCTTCGCCTTTGGCGTCAAGACCGACGACCACAATACCTGTCTCGTCCGAGGACTTCTTTGACTTCGCAGCTGGGTCAATTGAAACGAGGCAACGGACGAGGCTACCTTGACCAGTCACCCGACGGCCTTGGTCAATCCATTCCTGGTTGAAGACGAGTCCTTCAGCGGGGGTGGGTCGCTGCTGATACAGCGCCGACCAGGTACGCGCACCGAGCGCTGCTTTGATAGCTTCCCATTGCTCTTGAGTACGGCGACGAGTCGAATCTAGGAACTCCCCAACCTTACGACCGAGCGGGTCGTTCTCACTTTCAGCCTGAGCTGGTATGGAGATCAGCTCCCAGCCGCCTTGCTTCAGTAGTCGGCCAGCGAGGTCGTCAGGGTGCCAGCGAGTCATGACGAGGATGACTGGCGCTCCTGGGGAGAGACGCGTCGACGCGGTATCCGTCCACCAGTCCCAAGCCCTTTCGCGGTACGTCTCCGAGTCAGCCTGCTCACGGTCCTTGACGGGGTCGTCGATAATCATCAGGTCGACGGGACGTCCGGTCAGCGCGCCGCCGACGCCAGCTGTGAACACCCCACCTGTGTGCCCTTCCAGCTCCCACTCGTTCTGAGCACTTACGTCCTGACGCACCTTAATGCCGAGGCTTGGGTGGGCGATCACGTCGCCACGGATAGCGCGACCCCACCGTCGGGCGACGTTGGCTTCATACGAAGCTATGGCAACTCGGAGATCCTTGTCCTGAAGCATGGCCCACAGTGGGAACCAGCGAGCGATGCGCTGGGACTTACCTTCCTGGGGTGGCGTCGCGATGATGATACGCGGCCCAGCGCCATTACTCCCGCGACGACCGAGCGCCTCAACCAGCGTCCGGTCAAGAAGGTCCATCATCGGCGTCTGTACGGTCCTCGGGTCAAGGGCTTGGGCCAGCGCGCCGGGGGTTGGGTATGCGCGCTCCGGCTCCTCGAACTGTTTGGCGACGATCTCGGCCCAGTCCATCTCGACGATAGTCACGCTGTCCACTCAATCTGGAAGCCACGCCTAGCGAGACCCCCCACGACCTGCATCAGGACGAGGCTGTATAGGTATGCGGCGTCCTCATTGAAGTGGGTCGCGTGTTCGCTGAGAGGCTCATCCCCAACACATGGGTCGTTTCCTGCAGCATACAGGCTATTGGCGACGTGATGTACCTCGTGGGATATAACGTCGAGAGTCAGGTCGGTCTCAGCGAGACGGATGAACAGCCACTGCTCCCGAGTCTCTGAGTTGAAACGTAGTTGGGTCACACCACACACACCGTCGTGCTGACCGTTCCCATTGAACCTCCTAGCGGCGCGCGCCATGTGCTTGCGAGTGGGGTACAGCTTCACCGATACCCAGTTCTGTAGATCGTCGCGGGTGACGCTGATCTCGAATCCTCTCATACATCGATCGCCTCACCCGTCTCGGCCCCAGCTGCCAGCGCGCGGAACTCCCTCGGCACGATGTCTTCACTCAGTGCCTTCCAGATCTCAGCGACAGGGTATCCACGGTTCAGGAGCTCTGTGAGGAACTGTCCTAGGATCCGCTTCACTACCCCCGCGACTAGCAAGCCCTGGCTCTCAGCGACCGCTACACGACGCTCCTCGACCCCACCACGGATGGCTGACTCAGCCGCACGTACAAGGTGAGCGCGCTCACGCATATAGAAGTCGTACCAGAACATTCGCTGGCTCTTGGCTGCCCTCGCAGCTATGTAGAACTCGTCCTCATCGTCACGAACCTTGAAGGTCAGCGAGTCGGGGATGATGCCCAAGCTGACCAGCTCTACTATCTTGTCCGCTTCGTCGACTTGGCGGCGCGCGTATTCTACGTGCCCAGCTGTCCACTGAACTTCCTCGAGCAAAGCTTCGGAGGGAGCGATGTTTCGCTTCAGCCCCAGCCGGGATACCTCCTTCTCGGCCTGCTTCTCTGCCATACGCTCCTTCGCTTTCTTGAGGTTCTGGGGAGCCTTGCCCCCATGCATACCACAGATCCTCTGCCCACGCATAGCGCGGTTCCCGCAACGTTCACCAGCTTTCTCCCCGCTGCTCTTGATACGGATACACCGGAAGCCGCCTTGTTGGTGTCTGTCTTCTTCCGCGATCGATTGGCTTTCTACAGGTTCGCTGCGATGTTGGTCCATGCGACAATAGTATCGCCCACTGCAGTAAGCGGATCCATGGGGACCTCTACACCACACACCGACATTCGTTTTGTGAAGCTCCCCACACACATGTCCGAGTCAGAAGAGCCACACCCACAGGGCTGGGAGACCATGATCACGAAGCTTTGATGGCCTCCGATACCGGGTGCAGCGGCGCTAGAGACCACGATTCGGCATCTGGAGACGCGCCAACGAGTCATAGAAGCCACCCGAGACCGTGAACTTTGGGTGAACTTTGGGTGAACTTTGGGTGAACTTTGGGTGAACTTTGGGTGAACTTTGATCGTTATTTGGTCCGTGAACTTTGAAACTTCGTTATTTGATTTTCAGGGTAGTCTAAGGAGATTAGAGGGTTTTGACGTCTTTCCCCTGGTAATCAGGGGAGCAGCTGGCCAAAACGGACGAGTGTATTTGCCCTAACAGAGGGTTGTAAGTCGTTATTTGGATCATTTATCTTTCACAAAGTTCACGGCGACAACCCTCTGTTTTGCCCCGGATACCCTCTGTTTTGGCTCCGACAACCCTCTCTTTTCCAGGCCTTATTCCTCTGCAACCCTCTGCAACATCACAAAGAGTAAAGAGAGTATTTCAAATAACGAAAGTTCAGGTGAACTGACTCAGTAGGAACGGCTGGGTTACAGGAGAATTCAGTAATGGAGTAAGTGATTATATGGACACTGTCTGCTCGCAAAGTATCTGCACAGTAACCGACCCCACACAACCCCCGGCGCGGTAGAGTTTCCTCATGACGACCAAGACCCCTTCCCCTAGCGGCTCTAGCAGTATCACTTGCTTGTAATGGAAGCGGCTTAACAGGCATCTTAGGAATTTTAACTTTTGCATATTTTGCAGAAAGTCTTGCCTCTTTTCTCTTTTTA